GGAAATTTACAAGAATCAACCAGCATTTCCCAATAGTCATTTTGCTGGCTTCTAATTCGATTTGCGTCTAAGGTTAGAATTCGGCCGCCAGTAGGTTTAACAGGGGCGCCACGTTCAACGTGCCAGCCTCCAAAGCCGTCCTCGAATTCCTCTTTATAAGCGCCAGTAATTGCCAAATGTATTTGCTTTTGAACTATTTCGTGGCAATGCTTACCTGGGTTATATTGCACCGTGTCCCTTGCATCGTTACGGCTGGCGTTTTCGTGGATGTGGCCCATTATAAAAATGTCCATATTTTCGTAAAGTTCAAGCGCACGAGTCAAGTTGATGGCTCCCTTGGTAACGACCCCACCCCCCCCTGAGCCGTGGAAATATTTAAGCATCTTAGAAATGTAGGTATTGCCTTCAACTTGGCTTTTAATAACAAGCCAGCCGCCATAACCGCCAGTAAATACGCTTGTTTTATTCGTGTAGTTTAGCAAATCAACAAAGCGCTGCAAAGGATCAGTTTCCAAATTCTTAATAATTGCGGTTTCGTGGTTGCCGTATCCAATAACGGTTAACAAATGCGCGTAAGGTGTCCACCAATCTACGGCGTCCTCAATTACCGCGTCAATATAATTCGCTTTGTTATGTTCGGGCAAAACGTCCTTTTTGCTTCGCCTTGGATCGTACTTGCCTTGCATTAAACAAAAGAAATCGCCGTTGATAAAGATAGGAATGGCTTGCTCTTTGCAATAGTCCAAATGGCGCTTTAATTTCTCGCGGTCACATTTAGGATTGTCCCAATGTATGTCCGATAATAAAGCAATTTTGGACTCAGTTTGGTCGAGGTTGATTTGGTGCAAATTCCTCGAAATTCTTTTGATTTCCATTTATAGGATTAGGCTGGTTATGATTGTTTTTAGTAGGTCAAAAAACGACGCTACAGAATGCTCAGGTAGAAAGAAAGCGGCAACACCACTCACCACAATTAAAAAAACCGCCCAAATTCCTAGGCGGATGTATTTTGATTTTTCAGCGTCCTTGTCCACGATATTTCTTTGGCTTTTGCTCACTTTTGGAATAGGCTTTTTTTGCTTTGCCGTGTCTTCGCTTGCCGAATGAATTTGGCTTAGTTGCTTGTACTGCCTTTGCCATTACTTTTTAAAGATTTTATACCAAATGGCTTTAATATCCTTTAGAAAAAACTCGCTTTTCTTGATTTGCTCCCAAAGTTTGATAACCAAACCGACAAAGGTTAAAAGTAGAATAAGAAATTTAAGGCTTTCGTTCATATCTATAATCGAAGCAAGCGTTCCGATAATGCCTAAGCCTAAGACTTGTTCAAAAGGAGGGATGTGGTGCATTGCATTTTTATTTATTTGTTTACCAAAAATAAGGCATTTAATAGGAAATAAAAAAGGGCTATTTCTAGCCCTCTAAATTGTTGTTGTTACTTTACCATTACTTTTCCTTTAAAGCCTCGTAAAGCGGCCCCAAAACAAGCACGGTAAAGCCTTTGGCCTTGACCTTTTCCTTAATCAAATCGGCGTCGCTTTTGCTTAGTTCAATGTCGCCCTCAGAATAGTAAATTTTCTTAGCCAACTCGTAAAGTCTAATCGGGTCGTCTTTTTCTTCAGCGCTAAACAAAGCGTTACCAACCATTTTGCTAAGCAGCATTTGGTCACCATTTTCGTTTGTTATTTTGTTGCCTTCGATGTCTTGCAAGGCGATTGCTAGGTTTACAATCATTCGTTTATTAGGGTTAGGTTTAATTTTTCGGCAATATAGGAAAACGCGTAATTGTTTGATCCATCCCAAGCCAAGTAGTTTTCTCCGTCTAGCGGAATATTTCCCTCGGTTAGTACTTGTCCCATAACAATTGGCATTGCCTCTGTCCCTTGTCCGCCAGCGTTTAGGGAATAGTAAAACGAGCAAGCGCTTTGCAAGTTGTCGTTTACGATTGTTGCATTTAGGTAAATGGCTTCGAATTGCTCGCCATCTTTCCAAATTTGAATTGGTTCAATTTGTCTCATTTTATTTTTATTTAAAGTTATGCAATCATTAAAACGCCTGATAAATTATAAACGTCACCGCTTGACAATCCAACCGATGAGGTTGGCAAGCCTACTAAACGCAATTTACTTGCTCCGTTTGTTGTTGTTCCAATCAGCACGTTTCCGCCTGAGGTGATTCTCATTCGTTCGGTTGAGTTTGTGTCAAACCTCATAAAATTTGAAACGGTATCATAAAGTATTTTGCCTAATTCTATGTTTGCAGAATTTGTAAGTCTAATTATTGATTCATTACTTGAAACAATAGTTATAGCAGCATTGCTTGTAGAGGCACTTCTTTGACCTATAAAAACCTCATCTCCAACCCCAGATATTGCAGTTCCTGATTTTAATGAATGCATTAAAGCCCCTGGCGAACTTGTCCCAATCCCAACGTTTCCGCCTGAGGTAATGCGCATTCTTTCGATGTCGTTGGTAATAAATCTAAAGTAATGGTTTGTTGTAGTGCCAACAAGTGAGCCGCTACCATCATAGCCAAGAAAAGTTCTTACTCCACCATCAACTTGAGTAATATAACCGCCACTAACCTGCAAACGTTGACCGATATCCGTTGTCGTGCCGACAAGTAGGTTGCCTCCGCTGGTTAGGGTCATCGCTTGGGTAAAGGAAATAGCATTGCCAGCAGTTCCGCTTGGGGCTTGTCTCCATTGGAATTCATTACCAATTAACGCAAATCTACTTGCAGTTCCAGTTGTTTTATAGACTGCATTTGTACCATCAAAGAATTGGTTGAAACTTATATTTGCGTCATTATCGGAAGAATAAAACGAGCCTTTGCTTCCTGTGTCAATTACTTTAATTCCAAAACTTGTACTCCACGCACTCGGTGTTACTCCTAATCCAAGGTTTCTTGATGAATCAATTGTAAGAGCCAAAGTATCATTGGTAAAAAATTGCAACTGACTGCTGCTATTATAACCAATGTAACCGCTTTGGGCATTTGTTGCACCATTATAGGCTAATTGCAAATAGGTAGTTGTCCCACTTGCGCCTTGTAACTTAAGGACTGTCCCAATTCCACTTGCACCTAAAATATCTAATGTTCTTGTTGGAGTTGCTTGATTTATACCAACATTAGTTCCATTATCAAAAACTAGACTATTCCCAATCGTTGTACTTCCTGTAAATTTGGGTAAGTAGTTAGTCGTGCCTGTTCCGCCAACTGGATTGGCTGGAATGTCGCTTGTAAACGCTAAAGTTCCGCTCGCGTCTTTTAAAGTGTAGGTACGCGTTGCCGAGTTACTAAATGCTATAATTCCTCCGTTAGCAGTTGTTCCCTTGTTAAAATAAATATTATTTGAACTATTAAATCCAAACGAATTGTGACCAGTTAAAGCCGCAATACTTACTTGAGTATTAGATAAACTTGTAGGCTGTGCAGTTCCTTCGCCAGCCATTAAAAGTCTGTTTGGGTCAAATATTTTAGTGCCAGTTACCGCTTGATAAGTATTTAACAACATATCACCAACGTTGTAAGTCCTATTAGTACTTAGGTCTTGAGTTGTGCCGTTAATTGTAATAGTTCTAGTTTCTGGAACTGGCGTGTAACCTAAAGCGTTTTGCTTTCCGTTAAACGTAGACCAATCCGCCGAACTTAAAGCACCGCGATTGGTTGCGCTTGCCGTTGGTAAATTAAACGTATGGGTATCGGTCGCGCTAGAAATGTTAAAATCACTTCCGCTAGTCCCAACCGCAAAGAATTGCACTTGCGTAGTCAATCCATTTAAAGCAGTTAAACCCGTCGTAAACGTGGTAATTACCTGGCATAAATGGTCGTTCTCAGTATGCAGCGTAATTGTGCGTCCTGAGGTATTTACATAGAATCTAAGTGCCAGCCTATCTGTTAAAGCCAGCGTTGTTTGTGGAACCGCTAAGGTGCTAAAATATGGGTTTAGGTTAGTTCCAAATGCAATCAATTCAGGAGATGTTGCGCTGGATGCAATTAAGGTAAACGTTGAGCCATTGTATTTGTACAATTCAACATAAAAAGACGGATTACCGCCACCACTTGAAGCGCTGAAATAGGTTTCTAAATTCCAATTTCCAGCGGGAATTTCTAGTTTATTTGGGTCGCCAGCATCGGTTATAAAGTTGGCAATGTAGCCGTCTGAACTTATGCTTATGTCTGTTCCAGCCCCAAAAACTGGGTTTCTGTTTACCTCGCGATAAGCAACGCCACCAATTGTGCCTTGGCTTACTGATCCGTTTAAATAATAACTAACTGACGCACCGCCTCCCGTAGTTGCTGGGAAATCTGCCAAAGAGCCGTCGCCTCGAATGTATTGGGCAACAGTTCCCGCGCCAGTAACGGCCAAAGTTCCGTTGGTTGTTACTGGACTATTTGCAACGTTAAAAGCGCTTGGCATTGTTAGACCGACTGAGGTAACCGAACCAGTCCCGTAGGCCGTGGAATCAACCGAGCCGTCCGCCTTTAGAAATTGTGCAGATGTTCCGCCAGCCTTTACAAATGTGCCAGCCAAAATGGATTGCGCGCCAAGGTTAACCGTAGTAACGGCGCCAGTATAAGGGACATAACCGCCGCTAGAATTTTCCCACTTAGACGTTGACGAATTATAAACCAAGACTTGTCCATTGGTTGGCGCCACAATCGTGACGTCTCCCAACTCGCTTAAATTTATGTCGGTCCTATCTACGTTCTCCCATTTACCCAAGGTGCTATTGTATTGCAAAATCTGACCATTGGTTAAACCAGCAATGTCGACGTCGGTTAATCCAGCCAAACTTTGTGGCGACCCTTGCAAAAGCGTTGCCTTGGTCGTCTGTTTATTTAGACCGTCTTGCCAAATTAAAACAATATCATTGTCGCCAACACTTGCCGCAATGGGAAAATCTATAAACCGTCTATTTGCCATAATTAATTAATAGGGTAAACGTACGCCGTCGGTACTTGTCCAAAGGTAATTCTTGCCACGCGACTTGCCAAGTCGTATTCCCATCCAATGACTTGCAAACGGACCGTGGAATAGCCAGTATAAAGCAGTTGGTTAGTAATATAACCAGTTCCAAAAGTCTCGCCTTTGCGTCTAAATGACCCCTCTAAGCGGTAACTTAAAGCGTTGTATATACTCAACACATTGCGCGCGTAACAATCCCGCAAACGTGGCGAATAACCCCCCAAAAGCGCTTGGTTTTCAAACGAAATATTTGTTTGCGTGTAGGTAATGGTTCCGTTTGCATTGACTTGCAACAAAAACGTCGAGGTTTGGTAATTGTTTCCGTTCGAATCCTTCAAAAATACTTGGATTTGTACGTTTGCCTCGCCTGTATAATCGTAACCGTTAAAGGTTATCGTTACATTTCTTTGCGTGCTGCTAATTGTTGTAACTGACACATTTAATTCAGCGCTTGGCGGAGGTGGATTGCCTGACAAACTGCTAACTAAAATCGTAACAGAATCAATTGTAAACGTGCTTGCTGCCACAAATTGGCGCTGATAAACTCCAGTTACCGTTCCGCCTGAGAAATTTAGCGTATTGCTTCCCAAGGTGTCAGTCAATCGGTTAACCTGGGTAACTGCACCGCTTGGAACTTGAATAATTCCTGGCGTGCCAGCCAATGACTTTTCGACAAAAACAATCGCTGGCAAATCGCCTATTCTAAGCCAGTTTTTTGAAGCAGTAATACAAAGGTCGCTAAACGTTAAAGTATCGTCGCGCAAACTCGTGTAAGCCCTAGCTGTTTCGTAAACCTTTTTTACTTCGCTTGGGTTTTTCTTGCCCTCAAAGGTTGGGATTATCTTTGCCGCGGTTACTGTTGCGCTGCCAGTCTCGCCAAAATACTTTAACTCAATTGACAAAAATCCAGCCGTTGGCAAGACAAAACTTGAAAGTTTAAACTTGCGCGTATCGTCGTCCTTTGTAGAATAAAAAACGAAAGTGTTGTAAGTTTCGTCCCATGCCAAAAGGTTTAAACTGCCAACAATTGTGGTCCCTAAATACCTGGTAGTTGCGCTTGAATCGACGTGCTTTACTGCAATAGCCATTCCGCTTGCAGAGGTCAAGTAGTTAATATCAACCTCTAAATCCAAACTTAAACCAGCAAAGTCTAAGAAAACAGGCTTTGAAATAATTGGCTCGTCGGTTTCCTCGCCGTTAGGCATAAATCGAATGTCCCACGAAACGCCTTGCTCGTCGTCGTAACCCGTTTGGGCTGGAATATTATTAGGGAAAATTTGAATTACTGGCGTGTCAGGATCAGGCGTTATGGTCCAATCGTAAGGCTTGTAAGGCCCCTCCAAAAACCAACTAGATTCGTTGAATGATTCGCCGTTAATTATAATTGACTGGCCTAAATCGCCTTGCGTTAACGTCAGTTTTTTAATTGGTCGCTGATATTGTAGCAACTGGTCGCCGCCAACTGGAATCCAATTGGTCGCCGCGTTTGTTTGGTCGGCAATTATTTGCATTTGTTCAGATTCATTTGAATAACTAAGCATCGACTGGTTAGTTCCTGAACTAGACAAAGCAATAAATTTGGAATCGCCATAGGTTATGCAAGTCCAAGGGTTTAATTCGGGCGCCGTTACCAACGTCCAACTTAATGCGTCTTCGCTTATCGCAATTCTATTTGTGCCAGCCTGGCCAACCGCTACAAAAATGCCGTTTCCGTATGTAATGCCAAACGGAACAATTGGCGACATACTTGTTGCGGTCCATGTAATTCCGTCGGTCGAGTAGTAAGTTCCACTTGTAAACTTTCCCTCTGCAAATGTAATGGCGTTTGAACCTAAATTAACATTTACCCCAGTCCAACTTGTTCCATCGGCCGAATACATTACTCGGTTGGTCCCGTTGCTAGAAATAGCCACAAATTTACCATTGCCATACGCAACCGATTGCCAGTCGTTATTTGCGCTTGGTGTGCGTTGTGTCCAGTTAATGCCGTCGGGTGAGGTCATTACGCGATTACCTGGCCCACCAAAAGCAACCGCAACAAAAAGGCCATTGCCGTAGGTAATCGCTTTGGCTTGGATTTGGAATGCTGGGTTGTACCTTGTCCAACTTATTCCATCTGTTGACACTTGGACATTGGTTACAAAAGTACTGCCCGACAATTCACCGCCAACCGCTACAAATTTGCCATTTGCGTAAACAATACCTGACAAGCCAGAGGACCCAATTGTTACGCTTGTCCATGTAATGCCGTCAGTTGAATGCCTTAAGGTTGTGGACCCATTGGAAACGGCTACAAATCGGCCGTTGCCGTAGGCTATGCCGCTAAATGGAAAAGACCCAGCGCCGTTTGTATACCATTCTTTAGCAGAGTCGAAAGCGTTATTTACAAAACTAGAAATAACTGAGCCGTCGACATAACTATGGACATAAATAGTCGTTTCGTCAATGTTTCTCGCTATTGGTCGCTGAATTAACCAGCGGCCGTTTTTTTGCATCAATATCCAACCAAATGTGCGGCAAATTTCCAAAAGAAAATCGTAAGCATTTAGCCCTAATTCGTCAAAAGTAAATTCTTGGATTAGCAATTGCTCACCAACCGCCTGGTCAAAAATTGACTTTGTATTATCCATTACAAGGCCCTCGTAAAGGTCATTACAAACCTCAATGTCCAAGTCTAATTCCAATCGGTTTAATTGCTCAAATATTAGGCTGCCAAGTTCGGTATCTACACTTGGACCAACCAAAGCAACCTCTTTAAGTTGGGCCAATCCGTCGGTCGCGGTAACGACAACAGGGTAAGGAGGGTCCTGGAATGGCTCGCCAGTAATGTCGTTTAATAGGTAGCCTTTAAATACAACGTCGCCCTCGAATTTATGCACAACTAAAAACTCTCGATCTGAATAACTAAAGAAATTCCTAAAATCGGTCGTTTCTGTTGAGTAAAAACTAATTGTAAACGTGGTCGACATTATTGGCGTCGTGAGGTCCTCGTTGTCTTCGCGTTCGTAAGTATGCACCGCTGGCACGTCTGTTGCAATCAACTCTGTTGATGTACCTACAAATCCGTCTTGGTAAATCTCAACGACGTTCGAGTAGTTGTCAACGTCTTTAAATGGAATCGTGTATTTTAAGCCGTAAGCCATTGGTTAGAATTTTCTTGCCCGTGTTTTATTTGCTCGGTTTAGCGTTCCAACTAGGTTGTCGCCGCTAATTGTAAAGGTAACATTTCCGCCCATCATATTTTGCAATTTAGACAAAGGTGCGATGACTTCGGGATTAGTTCGCGCGCCTGTATACTCACCAACAAGCGCTGGCGTTGGTCCTGACACGATACCTCCATTGGCAAATGGCATGAGTCCGCCAATACCTTTTGCGGCTCCGCCTTTTAATAAAGCACCAAAACCAGTTTTTGCGCCAGCCGCTTTACCAGCGGACATTACTGCACCGCCAGTTAATATGTTAAGCGTTATCGCTGCGGCAATTGCTGCGGCAAACTTTAAAACCATTTGCTTAAGCGCATCAAATATGCCTTGGAATGATATTTTACCAGTCTCAGCAAGTTGCCCAAGTGCTTGTCCAAACATATCCCCAACCAATAAAGCGGCACCCATGTTTTGAGCCACCAATTGCGTTTCGTAAGCCATTTGCTTTTGTGCCTCAGTTGCTGCGTTCAAACGCAAAACCGCATCTTCAGGAATAATAATACCTGGCATTGTTGCGGCGATTTGTTTGTTCATGTTCAAAATGCTAGCAGATGCGTTTTGAATCATACTTAAACGCTCAGGCGTTACTTGTTTACTTACGTCCGTAGGTTGTCCGCCAAACGCATCTCTTTGACCTACTTTTTTAAGAGTTGCGTCTTGAGTCTTTAAAAACTCAGCAGCCTCTTGTCTTAGTTGTTTTATTCTTTGCTCGTGCGCCCTTTGTCTTGCAGCCGCTTGCTTTTCAACTTCGGCCGTGTTTTCTTTAGTTGCAGCGGTTGTGGTGGCAGTTGCGCCAGCCAATTCTTGCTCAGATGCCGCTTGCTCTTTTCTTAACTTAACGTAGGTAGTATAAAGCGCTTTTGAATCTTCAACAGTATGGCCTAAACGAATCATTTCGTTTAAAAACTTTGTTTGTCCTTGCCCACTTGTTACAAATGAAAGGCTTAAATTATCAAACTCAGAGGCTGCGTCCTTTATTGTTCGGGTTAAATCGTCAGTTGAATCGTTTACTTTTAACAAATAAGTCCTTGCCTCGTCGCTAGATTCTGCCAAAGTTTTAAATGGGTTCATTAACTCCATAATTTCGCCCATATTTCTAAGGGACGAAATAACGTTGTTTAAATCTTTAACAAACCAGTTTATAAAGCCACTAGACGACTCACCTATGCTTTTAAATAGTTGGGTAATATTGTCCTCTAAGTTTGAAATTTGGCCGCCTGTAGTCTTCGAAATAGCCTCCATTGATCCAGCAACTCCTTCTAAGTCACCAAGGCCCAACAAATAGGCTTGTATTGCCTTATCGGATTTCTCAACCTCAGTCGTTATCCCTTTAAAAGTAAACTGGACAACGTCACCTTGCTGGCTGGCCTTTATACCAAATTCTTTTAATCGTTCAAATTCACCGCTTTGAGCGTCAAGAATAGCCTCAGTTAATTGGTCAAATGACTTACCAACAGACGATGCAAGGTCGCCCAATTGTCTCATTTGTTCCATTGTCGGAATAAAACCGCGATTGGCTAGTTTTACAAAAGCGTCTGTTAATTCATTTACTTGAAAAGGTGTCGACGAGGCAAAATTTACAATTTGGTTCATTGCCGATTGAGCCGCGGAATTACTACCTAAGGCAGTAGACAATACCGCCTCCATTTTTTGGAATTCTACGGTCGTATCAAGAATTTTTTTACCCAAATTAACAAGTTGGTCGACCGCAAAAAGCCCAGCCATTGTTTTACCAACTTCGGCAAAAGCGCCTGACATTTTTTTCGTCGACTCAACTGATTTTTTATTGTTTTTTTCAATGTTCGACCCCATGTCATTGACCTGAGATTTTAGGTCAGTCATGGCTTTATTAAAGTCTTTTAACTGGGCGACTATGTCAACATTTAATTTTGCGCTCATTTTATGGTCTTAGTTACTGTGTCAAAATTGGCTTCTTCTTCAAATTTAAGGTTTTGCCATTGTTTGCCAATTTCGTAAGCCTTGGCTTTCTCCTCAGCGGTCGGAATAACAATAGGTTTTGCGTCTAATAAAGGAATTCGCCAGTATTTATCAGGCTTTTTAATTAGGTCCGATTTTTTCGTGACGTTTACATTATTTAACTGAACCCAAAGCGTTCTAAATAAATTTTCCTCTTTGCTTTGTCTTATTTGGTAACCGTAAGCGACAGACTGATATTCGGCGAATGACATAAAATAAAAGGAGTCAGGTGCAATACCTAACTCCCCAATGGCATAATGGCAAACGTCTCTAAATGTTATTTTTTTTTTGACTCGCCAGCGTCTCCGCTTGGATAATCAATTTTTGTTATTGCGCTAATCCCTTGCATAATTACAACCATGACATTGGTAACCTGGTCAGATGGATTTGAATCGACCCAGTCAATAATATCCATTGTGTCCAAATTAAATTCTTTGTCGTGGTAAAGCGCGTCAACGTACAAAGCGGAGTAAATGAACTTTGCAATTGCTTTAATTTGACCAACGCCTGGCGTTGTCAGTTGCTCAATGGTTTGCTGCACGTCGTTTCCTAACGTTTCGCTAAAATGCATTAAAGCACCCATCCCGAACTTGACGGAATAGGTGCTGCCATTGATTGTTATTATTGTTCGGCCTGAATGATTCATGGGCCTAATATAATAGAAATTAAGTAGATGCTGGTACTACGGTGGCTTTTAGTAAAGGACCTTTGCCAGTAAATTCAACGGAATAAGTAACCGCGGCTTCCATTTCAGCGGAAACGCTGATTGAAGCAACAGATGCATTGCCGTAAAATACAAGGTCTCCAGCCACATTGGTAGTAAATTTCAAAGCCACAACAGTTCGACCGCTCAATAGCGTGTAAATGTCGCCTACGTTGTTTGTGTCGTCAAATGCAACCAATCCGTCAGTTGATACGGACCAATCGCGAAGACCAGCGATATGGTCGGCCCAGCCTCCGTCGTCTTTGCAAGTTGCATCTGCAAGGTCAACGTTTACAGAAAGTTCAGAAGATGTGGCGCAGCCAATCATTACGTTATTAAGGTAAACGTTTAGGAGCGTGCCGTTAAATTTGCCAGTAGTAGCCATATTTTTGAGAGGTTAATTCTATTTTTTTTTAAAAATAAAAGGACTTGCAAAAAATGCAATACAATAAAATTTAAGTGTAAACCAAAAAGTTGCCGTCTTGGTCTATAATTATTTCCAATAGTTCGTCGATAATAAAACGCTCGGCTGGTAAAATTGTTGGATAAAGACCGCCAACCCCTTTAAAGGTTGCCGTAATGCTTGCGGCTTGTTCCATTGGGGCCGACTGGCTCAACGATTCAATCGTTGCTAATCCAATAAAAGTTAAATTGTCGTCCTGTCCAGCCGATAAATAAATGCGCTCGCGGTTAATGTAAGCGTTATATAAATCACCAAAAGAAAATCCGTCTTGGATGTAAAGCGAATCGCTAGACAATGACCAAGACCCAAGACGCGAAACGTGATCTGTAAAAAAACCCGATTCGTTGCTGGTTTTATCCAACTGGCTCATTTCCGCTGATAAATTGTAAGCCGTAGACTTAGCCACGCGGTCAAGTCCAACAGTTACAAATAAAGCGGAACCGTTAACCTTAGCCATCAATCCAATTTTCAATCGTTAAAATTTCACGATGCACAATGTTTGTGTCCGTAATACTTGAAAGGCTAGTTTGCTGCACAAGTTTTGCAGTTACAATTTTGCCAACGTCTAGCGGTAAATAGTTTTCGGGATAACGGCAAACAATTTGTAAAATTTGGTCGGCTATTGTGTCAGCGTCCATTCGTCCAAAAGGAGCAATGCCAGCCGTTACAACGTCCAAAGTTATTGTGGTTATATAGTTAAACTCCTGGTTGTCTTTGTCGTCTTCTTGCGTTTGATTTCCAATTAAAATATATGGGAAAATTGCATTGTCAGGCGCAAAAGTGTCGTAACAAGGGACGGGAACAGTTTTATAGGTAATTGTATTGTTTAAAGCCGTCCAGTAAGCCTTGCGCACAAATAGTTTAATATTTCTCATTGTTTTTTATTCATTAATATAGTTAACGTGCGCTCAATTCTTTTTGGTAATTCAGTGCGTTGCTTAAAGACCTCAGGATAAAAAAACGGCCTTGCTGGCAAGTTTACTTCTTTAACTCCAGCGCCTTTGTATTGCGCTGCAAAGTTGCTTAACTCGCTTGGGACCTTTACTCTAGTTCCTGTTCCAAACTCAACATAAGGCGCATAAGACGCGCCAACTTCAACGCCGCCAGTTACCTGGTTTTTGCTTACTTTTATGGGCGTTGATTGAATGCTATTTTTTAGGGCGCCAGTATCAACCGCAACATTGCTGGCCGCTCCGCTTTCAATAGCAAGCATTGAGTCTTCTATTTCCGCGCGGACATAATCGGCAACGTCGCCCTCTAAGTTTTTTAAATACTTATAGAAAGCGTTTAGGCTTTGCTTGTTAAATTCAATTGTTAACATTTAAACGCGTTCAATTGCTATTATTTTAATGATTCGGTCGTATTCTAAAACGTCAACTAATTCGCTTATTACAAGCGTTCTCCCAGCGTAAAGAATATGCATAGACTTGGTAAGTGTAACCAAAGGATTGTCTCTAATTAGCAACTCCCATTGGTTTTTAATAACCATTTGATCCTCGCTATTTTGACGCTGGCCGCTTACGTTAGTAACCTTTGCCCAACAAGTATAAGTTAACGTAGGTTGCGAATAAAAGCCGCCGTAACCATCGCCAAAAAGGCTTGGATTAATAAACGAAATTCGTTCGCGTAAATCGCCCGCTTTAATTTCTTTGTTTGTTCTCACGCGCCAAACCAGTTATAAGTTTTATAAGGCATTAATAACGCTTTAACTCCCAAAGGTGATTCAATGGCTTGCAAATCGCTAAAATCCTCGCGGCGTTCGTAAAGCGTGTTTACCATCATTTTAATGGCCAATTTAATGTCATCGGGAACGGTTGTAAAACCAGCGGAATAAACCAGTTTAAATTTATACGACTGAGCGCCGCCAAGAATAAACAACTTAGGGAACAAGCCAGCATTTACTCGGTATTGTAAAGGCGTTTCAACGTTGTTTTCGTCAATTGTTACGCATTTAGAAATATTTGCCTCATTTGTTAGAGGACCATACGGCATTTGGAATTGATATGGGAACGTAAACGAGTCAATCGTTACGGTCTTTAAAACAATGCTTTTGCCAATATAAGACTCGCAATGTATTCTAGCCATTTTTATTAGGCTAGTAATTAGCGTGTCCTCCGAAAATCCGTCAATTCTTGCGTATTCTTTAGCCTCTGCCAACGTAACTGGCTCGGTTACTGCGCCAGTACTTAATTGTACCGCATATCCTGTAAAACTGCCATTGCTTGGCGTATATAGTAATTCACTCATTGTATTGTTTCTTTGCTTTGTCAACGATAAAATTAAAGAATCTTTCTAGTTCTTGGTCCTGGTATTTAAGGCGCTCATCTGCAAGGTTGCGCATTATATTTTGGTGAAAGTCGTAAAGTATCTCGTCACTCATTAACTCATCAATCTTTGCAGCCATTCCGTCTAAATCTTCGCGGTCAAAGTAAAGACCAGCGGCGCCAAGACATTCCTTTAAACCATCTGTAGGCGTGCAAATTACTGGCAGACGATTAATAGCAGCCTCCAAACCTACACGGCCATAGGACTCGTAAAACGATGGGACAAGCACAATGTTTGTTTTTCCGTAGATCAAATGCACGTCAGGCGTTTGCGCAACATACTTAAGATTTTTTAGCGTGTCGTCAATAATTTGCTCGCCATAACTACCAAGCACGCCAAGAAATTTACGCTTTGGCAATCGCTTTGCAAGTTCAATCAATATTTGACCGCCCTTATTTTCGTTGCAATTTATTAGGGTAATATATTGCCCATGCTTTCGATTGTATTTTACATCCTCTGGAAAAATTGGAGGCTTGCAAACAATCGACGCATTTGGGTAAGGCCCGTTTTGTACATTCTTTTCGTTTGCCTTGTTGTTATATACAACGTGAATATTTTGCGCTTTAAATCGCACGTTTCTATAATCGGAATCGTTGTGACTTAAAAAAATTAGTTGCTTTTTAAATTGCCTTGCCCAATTAATTGCAACCCCAGTATTATCCAAATGGGTAAATATTACGCTTGCATTTTGTAAGGCTAAAAAAAAGTCGTTTGAATAATAGCCAGTAATAAACTTGATAAAACTAAACTTTTCGCCGTCGGGATAAATTTGGCCCTCGGGTAAAATCACCTCAATATTGCACCCTCTTTGGTGGAAATATTTGGCGTAATGCTGAACAGTCCACTCGGCGCCCGAGTTATGAGTTCCAGCCCAAGCGTGTACAAAAAAAACGATATTCATGTTTTTTATTTTTGATCCGTTGAAAGGTATTGATTTTTAAATAAATAAAAAAAAGCCCCGACGATTTGTCGGGGCCTTAATCAAACTAAACACCTATTTACTTATACTGCGGAACCGTTAGCCAAAGCGGCTGCAAATGTTCCGTAAACGATGGATTGAGTAGTATAAACTGCAAGTGCAATTCTTTCCTCAACGCGTACGGTTACAAAGTTTTTGGTTACGTTGTCAGCGTCTTGCTCAAAGAATTCAAGCGTGATGCCCTGACGAACGAACAACTGAGAACCAAGCGCAAAGTCACCAACAAAGAAATCGCCAGCAACAACGCCATTGATTGCGTAAACTGGAACACCAAGGATAAACATTTGTCCAGCTGACATTGTAACATAAGAAGGAATGATATAAGAACCAGTGCTTTCCTTAACAGATACTAACTGCAAATAGTCAGATGGGTTAATCATGATTGCATTTGGTGCATATTCGTTCTTAGTTGTTTGAACAACCGCAGCGGCAAGAACGTCAAATCTGTTAATTAGAGTACCAAATTTAACAGTAGTCCAAGCGGAGCCGTCAGTTGCAAAACCGTTCAAGTTCTGACCAATACCGCTTCCGTACAAAAGTTGGGTATCTTCTACGTTCAACAATTTGCTTGGCGCACGGCTAGAAAGGTAAGCGATAAGTCCTGGGGTATCGTCCAACATCTCTTTAGTCAATCTCATAAAAGTTGGGATTGTTCTAATAGAACGATCTACCGCGGTCAAATCGAAATCAGACTGAGGCTTAGGTGAACCCTGAGCGGTTGGTGCAGCAGCGTTGTCGTAAGCAGACTCACGCACGAAACGGATTAGGTTGCTAGAGGTTTGGCCAACTGGCAACAACTGACGAACGTTAACCTTTCTGTTTGGAGTAAACTTCAAATCAGGAACTCTTTCGGCTGGGATAACTTCGCCAGTATAAGAGTTACCAATTGTCATGTCGCCGCCTTTCAATTCAAGGTCCAACTTTACTTTGTTAGCGTTTCCGCTTTTGTAGTTTCCGAATGCGTCAGATGCAAAAGCCTTTTCTAGTTCGCTAGAGAAAGAGTAACCTTTTGCAGCGCTAGCGAAACCAGCCTGAGTGCGTGCATCCACGCCGTCAAGTTGAGCCTGTAGCGCGTCTGCTTTTTCATTTAGTTTTGCGGTTTCAGCAGAAAGTGACTTTCTGAATTCTTCGCCCGCTTCTTTCATTGCCTTAACGTCGGAAATTAACGCTTCGTTGCTTTCCAATTTGGCAAGTACTGAATCCAATTGTGATTTAATTGCGTCCATTTTGTTTTAAATAAATTTTTTAAGTTTTTGGTAGTATTCAAATTCCAAAGCCATTGCTATTGTCGGGTCCTCTTCGCTCTTAAATTGAGTTTCCTCGGATTCTACAATTTGGACTGACTCCAAAGCCTTTAGATGGTTTTCTAGTTGTTTTAATCCTATTTCAAGTTGAATCATTCCCTCGTCGGTAAGGTCCCCATTGCGCAAAATGTTGCAAAACTTAGCCAACATCTCTTCGCTTTTTGGCTTGTCCCATGATTTCATTGACTCAATCGGCGTATTTGGATTGGCTCCCCATGTTACTGTTGAACCTTCCCAAAGTTTAATTTCTCTAATCTCTCTATAACCAGCCTTGTTGTCGGCCTTAATAATTTCAAAACCAACAGAATGCTCGTTAAAAACGCCCTCTGCATAAAGTTTTATTACGTCCTTTCCGTAACTGGTTTCGGTAATCTTAGAGGTAAAGCGCAATCCTTTTGCGTCTTCCATTAATTCCGTAGGCTTACCCAATGGCATCAAAGGATTGTGCTGCAAAAGGTGCATAATTCTATTGCGGCCCATTGGTCCGTTTTCGGCAACAGTCTTTTTGTAGGCGCCCGAAACGATTACGTCGCCGTCAGAATCTATGTTATTAAATGCAGAAAAATAACCAGTCACGATGCCTTTAACATCGTCAACGTCTTCGATTATTCCCTGGCTTATATTCTTGTAAATCATTGCGTCATTTTTTGTAAAAATAAAAGGCTAGAAAAAAAAAGCAAACCAATAAATTATTGATTAATGAAATGCATTGCTTTTGCTTCGCTTTCTTCGAAAAGGCTGGTATAATTTTTATAAGCGCCCTCAATATCGCTTTCGCTTGGGCGCTGAAATGAAAGGAACGGAACGCAAATATAACTGTTGCCCCGTGGATGGACTTTTGTCCTAAAATATTCGTCAATTGGCACCTCAAAATTTAATTCTGCCATTTCCTTTGCAAATCGATGCGAGTAAAGTATTGCGTGCGTGGTCCAAGCGCCGTACGTCCTAACCAATCCCTTACTTATTCTGTCAATTCTTGAGTCTTTTAT